CTGCATCCATGCCCTGATACTTGGGGTCAAGCAATGCACCATCGGGTAATGATACGAACGACTCGTTCACACCATCCATGATCATTAAGTTGATCACATAGTCACACGCCATGTTAGCTAGCGTTGGATTCTCTTTGTATAGATGTTTCCACACAGTTGTATGGCGAAACGCTTTGTGCAGATTCTCATGCAAGATCACGCCCTTGCGTTTGTTACTCGCTAGCTTGCCCAAGTACTCACGACCATAGTAAGTATTGCGACCATCGGTACAAGCAGTTGGCACATCATCACGCACCTCGGTCTTGCCGATCATAATAATCCCTGAGTACAAGCAGTACTTGGGGTCTTTCATTAAGGCAACATGATCTTTCTGAATCAGTTGCTCGACTGTTAGTTTAGTAGCCATGTTATTAACTCCTGTTAATTAATTAAAACAACCATTGGTTCTTGAGCGCCCAATCTTTGAACTCTTTGTTCATCACACAGAACGCTTGCTTAGCTTGCGACTTCATCACACTGGTAGCAAACAATGCTTGCCACTCCATGTCCATCCGTTGCAAGTAGGTCATCCACTTGGGCAGAGAGTCTTTCTCCACTCTAGTGATCGCACTGAATACCAAGATACATTTCGCAACAGTATCGGTTGGCATCTTCGTAGTAGATGGGCTTGCCATGATCGCATCCCATGTTGGCAACTTGTCCACCACAGTAAAGAACGCTTGCATATCACGGCTTGCGCTCTCACCAATAGTGCCTGTCAGCATAGAGATAGTCAGCGCATCGCCCAACTCTGCTCGTTGTTTAGCAATGTGACTAGCCTTCTCTAAACTTCTTGGTGTAACCACCGCACCCATACCAGCTCTCGTTGGATTAAAGATGTATGGGTTATCCTTCTGACTAGCATCTGTATAGCTTGCCAATGCATGAGGGAACTGCTTGACCCACGCAATAACTTCAGGTGCTACATCGTTGGTGATTGCCCAATCAATCCACTCGTCAGCATCAGGCTTACGAACAGTTGTCATACAGATACGATTACGAGCATGGGCTTCGAGCATATCGCCCACACCATCTGATAACAAGTTAGTCGTACCGAATACGATTGAACCCTTGGGTAGATAATGGTCACCGATGCGTTGCTCTAGCATGAGAGTCAACAGCACATTCTTAACTGCCTTCATCGCCTTGCCGATCTCATCAAGCATTACGATTACTGGCTTGCCTGTATGCATCTTGAACCGAGCATTGGGGGCAAACTTAGTTACCTTCAAGTCCCCTGCCATCTCTGTATATGGCAAAGCAAAGTCGCCAAGATCGAGCAAGGTACAGTCGATGTATGCGATCTCGTAGTCGGGATATTGTTGCGCCAAGACTTTTAACATACTTGACTTGCCAATCCCAGGCTCGCCCTGACCGATTACAGTAACATCTTTACCTACGATGCCGATTGCCTTTGCGAAGTCTTGCAAAGAAACTGTGTGACCGAAATTTAATACTGACATGATGCACTCTTTCTGCTGATTAACAGCGGTTAATAAATTGATTACTGACTCACTAACAGTTGGTTACTTTACCACTGTTATATACATTATAACCCATATCGGGTTGAATGTCAAGGGTTTTAAAATATATTTGAATTGTGTATTTCCTTTCAAAGTGCGTTGGTGACTGCCTTGCCCGAGGGCTTGACCTCTACGATTTTGTGTATCTCCTTGGCTCGTTTAGCTAACTCAAAGATGCGACTGCGCAACAGCGTCTGCGAATACTTGCAGTCATAAAACTCAGACCTGCGTTGCCATGTATTCGGAGGAGTGCCTACCTCTCGTGTCTTTGTATACGCAAGCCTTCTCTCCTCCACATGGTGCGTGTCTGACAAGTAGCCACTCATTATGTATAAGTACTCGGACTCATCGCATGTAGCTATATAGTTATACCGAAACGCCTCATTTGTGTTGTTCAGCTTTGTATGGTTGTACCCACCCCAATCACTCATCTCAACACCTGCCTGTATGCGTGTCTCATGCATAATCCACCCGTCTGACATTTTGAGAAACGCCTCGCAGAAATTTATAAACGGCATTAGAGGGGCGCGTGCTGCTTTAGCCAAGTCACGATCTACAACTCGTTGTTGTATGACGATTTCCTCTGCTGGCTGCCAACCTTTGTCCTCACCTAAATACTTCAGATGCAACTCACCATTGATAGGTAGCAACTCATTTCGGTTTTGTATCCACAGTTTCTTGTACCGCTTGAAGCAACTGAATGGACTATGCTCATGGATAAACTCGGCAGTCGTTGGTGTTGCCCAATCACCGCACCGAAGCACAATGTCACCATTGGGAAAGTACTCCACACAATCGGTGTTGTATAAATTGGCAATGTAGGATTTCCCACCATCCACATCCCGAGAGATGATAGTTTCCCAATCTCTCCTACGCTGACCGATGGGTCGCACATCAGTAGAACGCCCACGAATGGGCTTGGTGTTGTTGTACTTAGCCTCATAGAACTTATAGCTTGAATTCATTTTATTAACTCCTGTTAATTAATTGTCGAACCAAAATACGAACCGAAAATCCTCGGGGTTATCTTCATCCTCCACCATCATCGGGCTACACATGAGGCGAAGGAACTCACGAACCGCCAAATCTTTACCATCCGTCAGTAGCATTTGGCTGTACTGATCTAGTGGCTCATCATCGGAAGGCTCATGCCACACCTTGTTGTATATAGATATGAACTCATCTGCATACATCCATGAGTGACTGTGTGCGTCATGCATCCACCCATCCGCTTCGTGTTGTACAATGTCGCTCGGGTCATCGGGCATACCTCTCGGCTCAAGCCCATCACCACGCACGCTAGCCAATGCACCGAACAACTGGTAGTTGCGACCACTAAGTTTGTAGTACCCATAGTTGAGACTGTTCGTAGGTTGCAACCCATCCAGTCCCTCCACATGAACTACTTTGTTAAGGTTGGATACGCAAGCCCACCTGCCTGACTTCATCTTGCGTTCAAGAAACAAATGTATGTCTGCACCCATCATGCTCTCCAGTAAAAAAGGTCAAGGATTACCACCATCAGCCCCACTAGGAACACGATGCGCTCTAGTTTTTCCCACTTTTCCATCGTATTAACTCCTGTTAACAAGTTTAGGGTTGTTAGTCATGCTTGCCAATGAATAAGAGTCGTGCAACTGACGCAGTACCACACAGAACTTCTCACGCTCATGCTCGGCAATTAACTTAGCCAGTTGTTCAAACTTCTCCACATCCTTGTCACTGGCATGACGGACAAAGCCAAGCCCTGCCTTTTCTGCCAAGTCGAATAGTTCTTCCTGTGTCATATCATTACCTCGTCTAGTTGTAGGCTTGCCAGTGTCATGCTGAGATACACATAGCGGTCACCTTGGGTTAACTTGCGCACCCAAACACCACGAGGGATGAAGTCCATCACCTCGTACTTGTGCTTGAATCCTTTGTAGTCCTTGCGAATCAGCGTGTCGCCAATCTCCACGGACTTGCCTGTTTTGCGGTCAATAATCATTAGACAAATACCGCAAGCGTTGTGAATAGGATTATCAGAAACACCATATACAAACTCATCTGCAGTTTATATACGACGCCTCGTTGATAATCACCGAGATAAACCGACTGCCAAAACTCACAGTCATAATTCATGTGATTGCGCATGGGGCGCTGATAATATTTCCCAATAATAACTTTGGGTTTGTCTTTGGTTTCACCAGTGTTTGCCATTTATTAACTCCTGTTAATGCATCTCGGTCTCGTATGCACAGAGGCAGTACTGACCGCCATCACCATCCAACTCATGGGCGTGTTTCTGTGCGGACTCGGCAGTGAAAAAGCTAGCCTCAACACCAGTCTCGGGGTCTTTGAGTACATCGCCCGACTCGGGGTTCATCCAAAAATATACTGTTTGCATAGTTGTTCCTTAATAGTCTTGAACTTCTTGTTCCATCTGATGCATCTGTTCCCATCGGGATTTCAATGCATCCTTGGCTTGCTGAATGTCGCCCCTGTAATAGTCAAGGACTTCTTGGTAGTCAGCAGTGTCGAAACACTCGTACACCCAATCTCCACCCTGCTCGTAATGTGCATGGGCGTAGTCTTGCAGTTCCTTGATTGCGGTAGACTTGTTTTGGTGTGTTGCGGGGTACCCCGTTGCGTTGGTTTGGCTACTCACACTTGAGGTAAGTTGTTGTGGTATGTGTTGTTCCGTTTGTTGTGCAGTCATTTTATTAACTCCTGTTAATTTCTTTGCTGTTTGTTGTTGATACCAATAAGCAGACTCATGTCTGTGACAACTATGTAGTTGGACTTGTGCAAAGGCACAAGTGTGTGCTTGACCTTACGAGCAAGCGTTTCACCGCAGGGCATGCAGTGCTTGAAACCTAGCGACCATCTCGCATCGGGTATCTCGTCACCGCAGTTACGGCAGTGGTTGTGTGCAATATCTTGCATATTTCTCCTTAAAATTGCTTAATTTTTAAGCATTGTTCCGTGTGTTCCACTGTGTTCCAGTGGGGTGAAATGGGGAAAAGTGCAATGAAATCAATGAGTTATGCGCTTCGTTGTCAGCGTGTTCCAATGTTCCGCTGTTTTTATGGGTTTGGACAAAGCTCTGTCTGTCAAAGATACCTGAATCACTTAACATTGTAAAGTATTTTGCCATTCGGCTACCTTTATATATATTATGGAACAATGGAACAAACATAGTAAAAGTACCGATTTCCCCTTTAAAATCAACGACTTGCCGTGTTCCGCACGAACGGAACATTGCGGAACAAGCGGAACAGAATACTTTTGGTTTAACTTGCGTCAACATCAGCATCATCATCTCCCTTGCTACTATCATAAAAAGGTTGGAACAAAATCGGGGCAAAGAAAAAGCCCACCGAAGTGGGCTGATTCAAAGCGTTGGTTGCTTATTTATTAACTGCTGTTAATACAGCGTTCAGTGCAGTCATTGTGGCAACTAGGTCAAAATTTGCGTCAGTTGCCTTTTCGCATTTCTTGATAAGGTCAGCCACTTGCTCTTGAATTTTGGTTTTCAAGGTTGTGGGTTCGTTTGTGGTTGCTTCTTTTGGAAAAGCATATTTCACGATACGGGCAAAATAAGTGTCACAAGTTGCTCGTGCATCCTTTTTCGCTTGGTTGTTGAATTCCCAAGTGTCACGCTGACCTTGGTCATACGCCAAAAACTCTTTTGAGTTCTTACGCACGAGGTCAACCGATAACGCTTTGGCGTGACGCTTATCAATCGCAGGCAGGATAGCGTCAGCGATAAACTGCGCTTTTACTTCAAGCATTGCAGTTTCAGTTCCAAAGAACGCACGAACTTCTTTTCCAGCAGTTTCCCATTTATTAACAGTGTTAATATCTTGGCGCACTGCGTTGGTGCAGGCAGTTACTGTTACTTCATAAGAAGCGTTGTTTGTGTTTGTGTTTGCATTTGTGTTTTGCATATCTGTCTTTCAGTTAGTTAAATGAATATGTACCTTGTTGGTACAGTTATATAGTCTCATACTATGTTAATAATTCAAAGCATTTTATTATCAGTGTTAATAAATTCCAGACCATTATGAAACCCCCCACCCCCAAAATACAGTTTGGGACTCCGCCATCCTTCCTAGCTTATTAATATGCACGTCCGATACTAGTGTTTTGAAATACAACACGTACGGTAGTCGTACCTAATAAAGACATACCAAAACAACTTCACAGTGAAGAGTAAATAACCGGAACAAGACATACCCAAAGATCTTTATAGATATCTCCCAATCAAATTTATTCCAGTACTGATATAAATTGCGCCACAGGAACACCCCCCGTCACCTTTTTATTTCGCAACCCCCCACCCCAATATTTGCAAAATTTTGAAAACACTGTACACTTTGGCAAATCAACGCAGGAGCCACAAACCGCCCATGCCAATTATTGCTACGCCAGAAGTTGGGATACCACTCCCATTCGACACCACTCCGGAAGAGATTGAATCTTTTCGGGAGAAAGCGCATGCTTACTTCAAAACAATCGAAGCCCTAACTAAACAGGGTTTGGAGATTGATATTACCCAGCAGGACAAAATGGAATCGCACCAGATAATGGCGTCGAAGAAGTTACCCCCTGCAAAAGACCTGACCCCCGGAACCATATTGAATCTTGAAGCCATCCTGACGGAATGGGACCAAGAGGTTTTGGACGTCAACCGCCGTCTTCGCAACTACATTACCAACAAACTTATTGCAGAGTCAGTAGATCCTGACCCAAAACAGCGGATGCGGGCGCTTGAAAACCTGGGACGAATTGGCGCTGTTGGCTTGTTCAGCGAGAAGATCGACGTCACGGTCACGCATCGCACGGTCAACGATATTGAGACTGAGCTGCGCAAAACCCTTGCACTGTATGGATCTACAGTAATGGATGTTGAGGCTAAAGACAAGCCAAAAAGCATCGGAGATATGGACTTGGACGAAGAATTAGGAAGAGCGGATGGATCCGAAGCTGCTGATTGAAGCGGAAAAGCTCCTTCCAAACCTGCCTGATGCTGCTGCGCAGAAGGTAGGACAGCTAGTTGCCGAGGCTAGAAAGGTCGTAACTCGTCAAAAAGCAGCTAACGACTTCATGGCATACGTTAATTACGTATGGCCGAGTTTCATTCACGGTAGGCATCACGAGAAAATGGCCCGGGCATTTGAGCGAGTAGCCCGTGGCGAGGTCAAGAGGCTCATTATTAATATGCCGCCTCGCCATACCAAGTCAGAATTTGCGTCTTACCTGCTCCCAAGTTGGTTCCTGGGAATGTATCCGGGAAAAAAGATCATCCAAACGTCCCACACTGCAGAACTTGCGGTGGGTTTTGGCCGAAAAGTGCGTAACTTGGTGGACTCTGATGCCTATAAAGACATATTTCCGGACGTTGCACTACAGTCTGACTCTAAAGCTGCTGGCCGGTGGGCGACTAACTATGGCGGAGACTACTTTGCGATTGGCGTTGGTGGCGCAGTTACGGGTAAAGGCGCTGACCTGCTCATTATTGACGACCCTCACTCGGAACAAGAAGCAGCTCTTTCGGAAGTGAACCCAGAAATCTACGATAAGACGTACGAGTGGTACACATCTGGCCCTCGTCAGCGTCTGCAGCCTGGCGGAGCCATCGTAATTGTGATGACACGCTGGTCGAAGAAGGATTTGACGGGTCAAGTACTCAAAGCTGCGGCCCAAAGATCGGGGGAAGAGTGGGAAGTGATTGACTTTCCAGCTATTTTGCCTTCGGGTAAACCCTTATGGCCACAATTCTGGTCATTACGCGAGCTTGCCGCTCTAAAAGAAGAACTTCCCAACGGAAAGTGGATGGCGCAGTACATGCAGCAGCCCACTTCGGATGTGTCTGCCATTATTAAACGTGAATGGTGGCAGATTTGGCCAGATGATGAGCCCCCGTTCTGCGAATTCTTGATTCAGTCCTGGGATACGGCGTTTTTAAAGACAGAACGCTCAGACTATTCAGCCTGCACAACGTGGGGCGTGTTCTATAAGCCAGATGCAACGGGTATTAATAGAGCGAACATTATTCTCTTGAATGCGTTCAAGTCACGCATGGAGTTTCCAGAGTTAAAGCAGCGGGCAATGCAGGAATACAAAGAGTGGAACCCAGATACCCTGGTAGTTGAAGCAAAAGCTGCGGGGTCCCCACTAATATTTGAGCTTCGTGCGATGGGCATACCTGTGCAAGAATTTACGCCCACTAAAGGCAATGACAAGATAGCCCGGTTAAACTCGGTGGCTGACATATTTGCGTCGGGAATGGTGTGGGTTCCAAACACTAGCTGGGCGGAAGAACTTGTGGAAGAGGTTGCAAGTTTCCCATCTGGCGAACACGACGACATGGTGGACTCCATGTCACAAGCCTTGATACGTTATAGACGTGGCGGCTTTATTAGGCTAGAGTCCGATGAAGAAGATGAACCCCGGCAGTTCCGCAGGAAAGAGCCGTACTATTAAGGACTAACATGGCTATTGATAAAGCACTGTACCAAGCACCTCAAGGGTTAGAAGCCTTGACTGAAGAGCCACAACTTGAAATTGAGGTAATACCCGACACTGAGGTTACCGAGATGGAGATTCAGGTTGGCCCAGAAGAACCAGAAGGTGGCGAAGACTTTGACGCTAACCTTGCTGAGTATCTGGATGAGGCCGTGCTTGAGGACCTTGCAAGTGAGTTGGCCGGTGACTTTGATGATGACATCGGTAGCCGCAAGGACTGGATGCAGACTTATGTCGACGGTCTAGAACTGTTGGGGATGAAGATCGAGGAGCGCACCGAGCCATGGGAAGGCGCATGTGGTGTGTACCACCCGCTCTTGTCAGAAGCTCTGGTGAAGTTCCAGGCTGAGACCATGATGAGTACGTTCCCTGCCGCTGGCCCTGTTAAGACTCAGATCATTGGTAAAGAAACACCTGAGAAAAAAGCCGCTGCTGTTCGTGTGCAAGATGACATGAACTTCCAGTTGACCGATG